TCAAATATGATGTGATGAATGTTCGATGTGATAATGGTTGTCGTCTAATAGGACAATCAACCACAGCAAAATCAGGTATTGGTTTTACAATCCATAACTTATACCTAGATGAGTTTGCCCACGTCCATCCATCGATAGCCGACTCTTTCTATGAGAACGTATATCCTACGTTATCCTCGTCGAAAGTCTCAAGAATTACAATTACATCTACGCCAAACGGATTTAATAAATTTTATCAAATCTATGCTGCGGCAGATAGAGGTGACAATGAATATCTAGCGACTAGAATTGACTGGTGGCAACATCCAGATAGAGATGAAGAATGGTATGAGAGAGAATTAGCAAACCTAGGCTCAATTGAAGCATTCAATAAACAGTATGGTAATGAGTTCGTTAGCTCATCTAATCTACTATTAGACCCAGTCGATATGAAGAAGATGAGAAAGAGAATGAAGCCTTATGTTTATCATGACTTCGACCAGTTTGACTATATTTCTATTGACACGAAAGGTTTCTTAGAGTGGGATCCAGACTTCGACATTGATACTTGTAGAGACCCTGAAAACTTCTGGGTATTCTCAGTAGATATTGCAGAGGGTAATGGTGGTGATGCATCTGTGATTAATATATTTCAAGTTTCCCCTATGAATGTAGAAGAAATTAGGAATGTGGTTAACGCTGGTGCAATGTATGATTTCTTTAAATTTAAACAAGTAGCTAGATTTAGATCGAACGAACATGTAATTGAAGATTTCGCAAAAGTACTTTATACATTATCGGTTGACATATTCTACTCTGAGAACGTAAAGATGATTGTAGAGTATAATACTTATGGTACGGTACTATTTCAATACTTAAGAAGCATTTTTCCACAGAGAAATGATTTTGACGACGAAATGGTAGTTAAATTTAAGCATCGACATGATGGAAGAGCCTTAAAACCAGGTATCAAGCTAAAATCTGACAATAAAGCTATATTCTGTCAGAATTTTGCTAAGTTATATAAGATAAATAGATTAGATTTAACTGATGAAGTAACAGTAACAGAGGCATCCCTTTTTGGCACATTAAAAAACGGAAGTTATGGTGCTCAAATGGGTAATGATGATGTAATTATGACATGTATTACTGCTACTGAATTTTTTAACACGACAGACTATGCAGATTTTGTAGAAGAGCTTCTGGATTTCATAGATCCAGGCCTTCATGATGAGATGGAAAATATACTATTTAAAGATAATGACCAGGCTGGAGATTTACAATATGATATTTATGACCTATTGAAATAAATTTACGAAAGCATAGGGATATATAATAAAAGAATTAAAAAATAAAAACGAACAACTATGGCATTAAGTCCCAATTTATTACAGTTCAAAAGCTCAGGCGTATATCGTCTAGAGTTTGACAAGTCACAAACCGTAAACATCCCTGCGGAGACTATTAGACTAGTAGTAGGAAGATCTAAAAAAGGTCCTTACAATACTCCAGTATTAATAGAAGATGTAGAGCAGTTTATTCAAGTATTCGGTGGAATTGACAAGTCGTTAGAAAAGAAAAATATGTTTTTCCACAGATCAGCATTAGAGTGTTTATCTAGAGGTCCAATCTTGGCCCTTAACTTAACAACTGCTGATGACGATGACAAAGTTGCAATCTTCTCTCCAGCTACTAACTCTGGTATTGAAGGTCTTGCATCAGTACCAAACCTTATCGAGCAAGGTGCATCTCAATTACTAAAGAAGTATAGCGATGTATTTGATACAGATAAGTTCTGGGTACCTTCAGATGAGAAATTGTTATCTGCTGCGGCACAAGACACAAACCACGCTATTTCATTTGTAAATATCAAGCAAGACCCTATCTCAGTTATCATTAGACAAGCTGGAGACGTAAGAGGTTTTGAAGTTACTGCAAGAGAATGGTATGGTGAAGCAAACATTCCAGAAGGAGTTGAAGCTGATGAGTACGTATCAGACTACATGGTAGATGTATTTGTATTCAAAGGTAAATTTGACTCTCAAGCATTAAACAACGATCCAACTTACGGAGAGTTCTTTACTGGTAAAGGTTTAATCAAAGATCAATTAGCTAAATTCGTTGGATTAAGAGAAGTGACATTATTAGCACAATACTCTGGTTCATTAATTCCAGAATTTATGGATAACGAAGGAAGACAATTATACATTGAAACTTTAATCAACCTAGAAGCAAGAAGAACAGGTTTATTCTGTGCTATCCAAGAAGATGCACTTCCACAAATCGATCTAATCGGTAACGGATTTAACGTATACCAAGATTACGAAGTACTTTCACACAGAGTAGAACAAGTTGTAACTCCATTAGCTGCAGACTTTACTCCATTCAACGGTAAAGTACAAGTTGATGGTTCTACAATGGAAATCACTGGTGATGCAGGATTCAATAAATTAACATTAGCTAACTTACCAAACCCAATCATTGCTGGTAAATTCTTAAAATCATCAATCGCTGATGAGTATGTAAGAATTACTTCAGTTGAAGATGTAGCAGGTGAGGATGCAGTACTAATTGTAGCAGATGGTCCAATCAGCCAGCAAATCGGAGTTTACGAAGAGTATTCAGACTCTACTGCAGGTGCTACTTGGAATGCAGATGTTAACTACAGAATTGACAGTAACGGAAACTTAGTATTCGAAACTGCTCCTGATTCAGTTGGTGATACATTAATCTCTGTGGGTCAAAACGGTCCTAGCACATACTTACTATCAGAAAATTCTGGTGAGTATATTGGAATCGGTACAATTAACTCAACATATAATGACTTACCAGCTCCAGCAGGATTTGGTGCAAACTCTTACTTAGTACCAGTTAACGGTGGAAACATTGGTTTCTCTTCAACATTGGTAACTAACGGAGGTGTACTTCCAGCAGGAACTCCATTTATCGGTAAGAAATCAGCAGTGAGTGATTCATTCTCTGTAAACAATATTGAATTAAACGCTAGAGTAGAGGAATTCGAGTCTGGATGGACTTTCGAAGACCAAGGCGCTGGACAGTTCAAATTCTATAAAGATAACGTAGTAACAGATACATTTACTAACACAATCAAAGTTGGTATGTATGTACCAGGTGATGGTGGTAAATTATCTAGAATCAAGAAGATTGTTAAATCAACTTCTGGACCAACTACAATTTATACATTTGAGTCACACAGACCAGTATCTGTTAACCCTCTATATGCATTCAAGAGATTTGAAGATGCAGCAGGCGTTTACAAAATGTTCCCACTTGATGGAGCTTCACAATCAGATAAGAAAATCGGCGGTTCTGAAGGTCTTCTATCAGCTATCAAACCAGGCACTGGTTTAGGTAACGCTTTAGTAGACAAAGACAATATCACATTCAGATATGTTGTTGATACATTCGGTTCATTAGAAGATGGTGGTATCTTAAACAAGGAAGAATTATCATTCCTATGTAAAGAAAGACAAAATGCTTCTGCAATTCTTAACGCACCAATGGTGAAAGAATTAAAAGCATCAACTAACCCATCATTCTTAAATGAATTCTCTGGAGCTTTAGATATTAATAACGTAGCAACAGGTGGTAACTTAAACTTAAACCCAAGTTCACTATATACATTACCTTCAATTAATGAGGGAGCAACGTATGCATTCTACTACGGTCCAGGTTTAAATGTTATTGAAAACGGCAGAACTAAGGTGATTCCACCAGCTGCTTACATTTCAAATAACTACATTGACAAATTCTCTGACGCTCTGCCATGGTCAATCATCGCAGGTCCAAGAAGAGGTGTTGTTGGTGGAACTGGAGTACAGTCATTAGAATTTGCGTTCGACAAGAATGATAGAGATGTACTTGAACCATTTGGTTACAACCCAATCGTATTCGAAAGAGGCGTTGGTTTAACAATCAAAGGAAACAAGACTGCACAACAAGGAATTCAGTCAGCACTTTCTTCAGCTCACGTAAGAGAGGTATTAATTTACATTGAAGATGGACTAGCAGAAATTCTTAAGAACTACCTATTTGAGTTCAACACTGCTCAAACTAGATTAGAAATTAAAACTTTAGCAGATAACTTCATGGAGTCAGTTAAGAAAGACGGTGGTGTATACGATTACAGAAACATCATGGACACGACTAACAACACAACTGAGGTTATTGATAACAACATGGGTATCTTAGATACGTTCGTTGAACCAGTTAAAGGATTAGAGATTCTAGTATCGAGAGTAACTGTACTTAACACAGGTGAAATTGCATCAGGAAACTTTGCGTAAAAAACGAGAATATATAAACTAAATAAAAGAAAATAAACGATATGGCTTTACCACATTATTCAGAAGACCAAACGAGCAGAAAAGGTAAGAACTTTGAGCCAGTACAGGCTAACCTATTCGAGGTAACTATTTTACCACCGGATGGAGTGTCAGGACAGTCTCTATTCTTACAACACATCAATTCGATCGCAGGTTTGGAAACTCTTCATAGAGAGGTAGCAGCTATCGAGCAAAAGTATAAGTTCTCAACAAGATCTTACGCTGGAATGCCTGATGGAACTGCTGTTGACGTAACAGTTAACTTCTCATTAAACTTAAACGACTCAAACGAGGCTTACATTTACAAGTCTATGAGAGAATGGTACAGAAAACAATACAACCCTGAGACTGGAGAATTAGGTCTTAAGAAGAACTATGTTGGTACAATTGTAATCGTACAGTTTAACAGAGAAGGAGATATTTACAGAAAAGTAACTCTAGATGATTGTTTCATTACTTCCGGTCTTGGATTTACAGGTGAATTAAACTATGAAACTGCTGATGCAGCTACATTAGAAGTTACCTGGAGAGCAGACGTTTGGAATGAGGAACTAAATTAAGAATTTAATTTAATTAAATAAGAAAGAAGGTGATTTATCGCCTTCTTTTTTTAACCAAAGAAAATATAATATATTATTCTAATAATAACAGATTATGAGTGACAAACTAACAAAAAAACTTCAGGTACTTTTAACTGAAGATGAGGTGCGCGAAGTCAACCGAGTCATTTTAAATGACGCATTGGAGGCTGAGCAACGCCCCATATCTGTTAGCGCGTTTATTAGAAATTTGATACAAGACGAATTATCTAAAAGAAGCGTAGAACAGAAATCAATACTAAAACAAAATCTCAAAAACCTAAAAGACAAATAATATGAGTGACGAATTAAACAAAATGGACAAAGAGCGAGAAGAGGCAGCTGCCAAAGCTCTTGATGCAAAAGACAATGCACATACTAAAGCTGATGATGCGTCTGAAAAAGCTGATGCTATGGCAGCAGCAGTAGACAAGTCAGGTTTAGGTAGAGTTAATATGGACAACTTTGGTCCAGAAATAGCTAGACCTACAGACGAAGTACTAGGATGGCATGTTTTAGATTTAATGGACTTACCATCTCAAGGTAAATTTTACCCAGAAGATTGTGTAATTAAAATTAGATCTGCTAAAGCTGCAGAGATTAGACATTTCTCTACTATGGATGAAAATAATTACATCGATATGGAGGAGAAGCTAAACGCTATTGTAGAATCATGTGCACAGATGACTGCAGGTAAATCTAGAATGTCTTACAAGGATATATTAGAAGAGGATAGAATTATTCTATTACTTTCTATTAGAGACCTTACTTTCCCAGAACCAGAAAATAAGCTAATGCTTAAAGGTAAAACTGAGAAGACCAAGAAGGCTGTAGATATAGAATTATCTGTAAAAAATCTGGTACCAACAGTGATCGATGAAGAAATCGAAAAGTACTATAGTTCTAGAGAGAGAACTTATGTAATTAAAACTAGATCTGCTGGTACAGTAAAAATGCATCCACCTACAATCGGTATTATGCAAGAAGTTACTGCATATCTTAAAGATAGACAAGAAAAAGATCAAGATTTTGATAGAGCTTTCCTTCAAGTCCTACCTTATATGCAAGCAGATTGGAGAGGTCTTAGCCTAAATAAGATTTTCCAAATGGAAATGGAATATAAAGGCTGGGATGAGAAAAAGTTTATGATAGTCTACAGACTAGCTGAAAGAATGAAAATCGGTGTACAAACCGAACTAGAAACTACCTTCGATGGAGAGACGGCGAAAGCCCCTCTTGACTTCCCAGGTGGCATCAAAAGTCTTTTCATTATTTCAGATCTCGCTGGAGAATTACTTTAAGACTAAGTTCTACCTGGGTATTCATCTTAGGATGCAACCGTCGGAGATCGAAAACATGTACTACTATGAGTATTACTACTACGTAAAGAATCTGTCGGAATACATCAAAGCTAAGAATAAACAGCAATCGGAGCAGCAAGAACAACAGGATAAATCAATGGGATCGTATAGATCTGCAATGAGAGGTCCTAAGATGCCAAAAACTCCGTCGATTAAGGCACCATCAATTAAGATGCCGAAGATCTAGAGATATATAATATAGTAATAAGGAGCACCACTTTTACAGTGGTGTTCCTATGTACTTAAAAAATTCTACCGAACTCAAGGATGATGAACAAATTCATGCAAAGTGTTGGAAGCGCCTTCGAACGTCTAGGTGAAAACAACGACGCGCTAACACTTATTGAAGAAAATACTAGAGAGACCAAAGAATCAGTTGCTGTCGGAGGAGATCTATATACTCGTATAGATGAATTAACTACAGCTATTCTTGATATTCAATCAGGTAAATCAGCTGGTGGTATGAAAGACATACAACAAGCTTTAGCACTTGCTATTGTAGCTCCTAGTATGAAAACTATTGGTATGGGTCTACAATATGTAGTAGATGCAATCAATAATCTACAGGGTTCTGGTAAAGAAATATCAGAAAAGACAGAAGCACTACTTGGAGGCCTAACCAAATTAGGTGAAGTAGGTGCATCTATTCTTAAATTTGCTGGATATATGCTTCTGGCAACTCCAATCTTATTACTGACCGCTGCGGCCGCTCCAATTATAGGTCTTGGATTATTCTTGTTAATTGGTGCTATAATGTTAGCCACGAAACCGTTAGGGGATAAAAAGCATCTTAAGAATATAGAAAGACTGCAAGGTGTAGGTCTGGCTATTTTAGCATTAGGTGCCTCGTTAGCTTTATTCTTTGTAATTTGGCCATACGCATTAAAAGGTTTAATAGCAGCATCCGTAATGCTTCTGGGAATTTCTATGGTTTTAAAATTCATTCCAGACAAAGCATTAGAGAATATGCAAAAGATGAGTGATACGCTCTTGAATTTTGCTTTAGGTCTTGGTGCAACTGCATTGGTATTTGCAATTATTTCTGTAATCGCAATGCAAGTGTTGGAAGGAGCCTTAGTAGCAATTGGATTAATTGCGGTAATTGCAGGTGCATTCTGGCTGTTAGATAGACTTAAACTTATTGATAAATTAGAAGATGGTGGTAAAGGTCTACTCTTTGCTGCTGGAGCTATCTTAGGTTTAGCAATTGCTTTAGCTTTATTTAAAATAATTGCACCACCATTAGAAGCATTACTTAGTATTGCAGCAATTGTAGGTGTAGTAGGTTTAACATTCGGAATTATTGGTAAACTTGGAAAGAACATTCAGAAAGGTGCAATTGCCCTGGCCTTTGCCGGTCTTGCAATTGTAGTTCTAGCTCTATCACTTAAAATTCTATCAATGGTGGTAGGCAGTATTACTGGTGAAGAGGCAGTTAAATCACTAGGAGCTCTACTCTTAATCGGTCTAATTGGTGCAGCATTCTATTTAGCAGGTACTCAAGCTCCAATTATTATGGCAGGTGCCGGAGCTATGATTCTAGTTGGTGTTGCAGTAATAGTTCTATCAGCAGGTATTGCAATTATGGCTTCAGCCCTTGGTGATAAAGGTTGGGAATTCATTGGCCAAGTTATGGCTATCGTTGGTGGACTAGGTGTAGCAATGGGTGTTGCAGGTATGGCAGCTCCATTTATCGCAGCTGGTGCTGGCGCATTAATTCTTGCAGGTGGTGCCTTAATTACAATTGGCCTAGGACTGGTTGCAATGGGTAAAGCTGATTTTGGTAAAAACGGACCATTAGGTGCTTCTGGAAAGATGACAGAACCTAATAAATTCCTAAAAGCCTTTGGCGTCAAACCTAGATCTAAAACTAACTTAGAAGTAGCTCTAGAGGCTGTAGGCGACTCTTTTATGTTGAGCCCTCTTAAAGTAGCAGCAATGTATATTGGTGCTCCTGCACTATTATTAGCAGGTGCTGCCTTAATTAGTATCGGCGCTGGTATTAGATCTTTCCAAAGAATTGCTGAAAAATCGGATTTAGCTTCACTCGGAGCAAATACAAACTCTATTGTAAATGCATTAGCACATACATTTGGAGACGTAGGTAAAAAATATGGTGGCGGAGGTCTATTCGGCTTAGGTGGAGGAGATGTAGC